GCTAAGAATCGCCATGGTTATATTGAGAGGCAAAATTTTTAACGCTTGAGAAAGGAACAACGATGCACGAACAAAAATATTTTAGAGAGCAGGTCAGAATATTGGAGTCGATGGGATGGGGTGGAATATGAGCAGTGTGACACTGAATCTTGCTACGTTTACTGATCTTCGATTCAAAAAGTTAGGCACTAAAGTAGGTCTCAGTACATATGAAGTGATTTCTAGATTTGCAGAGGTCTGGTTGCATTGCACCCTGTTTGAAACCTATTATGTCTCTCAGGAGGATTTCGAGGCTATCATTCCAGTGCCAGGATTCTTTCAAGCAGCAATTGACGTAAATTTATTGCGTAAAGTGCGTGCACAAATCTACGTGAGTGGAACACGTGGTAAAATTGAGTGGTATGCCGCCCTCAAGAGGAATTCAAGAAAGGGTGGAGAGGCAACAAGGAAAAAATTCAAAAGAAAACAAATAGATAAGGTAGGGCCGGATGGCCTGCCTATTGGCCAGCCAAGCGGAGGGCCAATGGAAATAGCAATCACTCCAACAGAGCAAATTTCACCCAAAATAGCAGATACAAATCGTGTTTTTGAATTACCAGTTTCACAGAGTGGATCTGACCCTGTAAAGGGTAGTTTCGATAGTGGGAATGAAGCACGAAAAGATGAAATTGAAAAAATTATCCAACAAGTTCAAACAGATAACATAGGGCCGGATGGCCTGCCAGTTGGCTTGCCAAACGGGGAGCCAAACGAAGGCCAATTGACTAGCCCTTCTTCTTCTTCTTCTGCTTCTTCTATTGTTCTTAATACTGTGCTGAGTATTGCTCCTGTTGGTCGCAACACTCAGGAAGGCAACACACCAACAAAACAGGGGACCCAGAAGACAGGAAAACCAGGGAACAAGAAAGAACCCAAGGAGACGAGTTTGGTGTTTGAGTATTACGCAGATCAATTGGAGATCAAGCATTGCATTCAAGCGATTCGAGATGCTCAGGTTAATACGCATATAAAAAAATTGGTGGATGAATTTGGATTTGAAAAATCGATTCAACTGATCGATGCATATCTTGACGAAAAGGAAGATAAGTATATTTCTAGAGAATGCTTCCCAATTGGAGTTCTGTATTTAAAAAGGCAAAAATACCTTGCGCTTATTAACAAAAATTATCTGTCTATCGCTAATATTACGTTCCCAGATTCCACGTTGAATTTATCTTGTGGAGAAGCTTGTGGATAATTCAGTTCAAACCTACGTGATTCACGATTCAGATCCATCAGCCTTTTCAGGTGCGAAGCGAATTAATCGCAAAGATGCTGAAGCGTGGAACAAAAAAGGGTTTGGAATTTTTCAAACGGTTCAACAGTTTTCTAAAACACGTAGAATTGAAAACTTGATTTCGATCAATGCTTGGGCAGTGGATATCGACGATGGAACGAAAGAGCAAATGCTGAGTAAGATAAAAATTGGACTGACTCCGACTCTCGTTGTAGAAACCAAGCGAGGATACCAGGTGTACTGGAAAGCCAAGAATGCCACGGTTGAGAATTGGAAAAATATCTTAACTCATCGTTTGGTGCCGTTTTACGGCGCAGATAAACGAGCTAAAGATCTTGCCAGATTGCTTAGGGTTCCAGGCTACTTCCACCTGAAAGATCCCTGTGATCCGTTTTTAGTTCGTAAAGTATGGGAACATTTTGTGCAATATTCAGAAGCAGAGATCATGCGTTATTATCCTGACAGGATGACAAAAACGATTCAGGAGAAAGCACACAGAAAGGCAAAAAGAGAAACCCCCATGTCAGGCAGTTTTTGGGACAGGGTGTGGAATTTGAATTGCGAATATGCGCTTTCCTATTTGTCAGGGACTGAGTACGTGGGTTGTGAAACCTATGAATTTAAAACGAACGGCAGTGGAACAAAAAATATTTACGTCAATGGGAAATCAACGAGTTGTTGGATTGATTTAGAGGGCCGCATAGGTTCGTGCGATGGGGGAGGCCCTACGCTTTTTCAATGGCTCAATTGGTTTCATAAAAATCCTAAACAAGTGATCGAAATTATCAAAAAGGAGTTTCCAGAATGTCAGACACAACCAGCACAACAACCCTTGGTCCTTCTCACTTAAAACTACTGGATGAGTTTACAACTCTTGAGAGTGGAGTCTTAAACGAAAGAGCTGAAAGGATTGCAAACAGTAAAAAGTTACTCAGCTTTGGTGTCCCATTCCTAGATGAATCTTTAGGAGGAATTGAAGTCGACGACTTAATTCTGATTGCCTCAAAAACAGGACATGGAAAAACACAATTAGCGACCTATATCGCTTTGAATAATATCAAGCGTGGTAAAACTGTTCATTTTTTTGCACTTGAGTCTGCGAAATATGAGATTGAACGAAGATTAAAATATCAAATCATCGCCGATCGTTTTTTCAAGATGAATCAACGTCCTCAAATTTATCTCAACTACATGGATTGGTATCAATGTAAGTTGGATGAGTATTTAATCGATTTAGAAAAAGAAGCTGAATTAGAACTTACACAATATAAATATAAGAAATTATTTATATATTATAGAAATAAAGATTTCACTGCACGAGATTTTCAAAGGCTTGTCTTGGGTGTAAAATCTCAGACGGATTTAATCATCGCGGATCATTTGCACTATTTTGATTTTGAGGACGAGAATGAAAATCGTGCACTCAAAGACACAGTTAAATCCATTCGAGATAGCGCACTTCTGAGTGGTAAGCCTGTGATTCTAGTTTCTCACGTGAGAAAATCAGATCGAAGAACAAAACAATTAGTGCCTGATATTGAAGATCTTCACGGCTCCAGTGATATAGGTAAAATAGGGACCAAAGTGATTACGCTTGGACCTTGTTATGAAGAATCGCAAGGGAATCATAGGAAAACGTATTTTCATATTGGTAAGTGTCGTGTGGATGGATCAAGAGATGAAATGACAGGATTGCTAGCCTTTAACTTTTCGACTCAAAATTATGAAAGACAATATTTTGTTGGGAAATTATCAGGAGATGGAAGCAGTTTAAATTTATTTAATTTGAATCAAATTCCTTATTGGGCAATCAACGCGAAAGCATTCGAGACAGTGAAAAACATAAAAGAATCATACATCAGAGAAAGAAAGTCATATGCTTCCAAAAATACGTAAAAGGCCTCTCAGTGGAAAGATTTGTATACGAGTCAGTGAACAAATGAAAAAAGACATTATCGAACTGAAGCCACAAGGACTTGAGTATCAGAAATGGATCCGATTAGCTCTTGACGAGATATTGAAAAAAGTCAGATTGAGCAGAATAAATCTTGACTGAATAAGACGTATGACAAAAAAATGATTCAAAATAAATTTTAATATTTGCAAACTAAAAAAAAGGAGTTACAACCAAGTCCCATGACAGAAAGTCATCACGAACGAGCAAGATGCTCAAAGCAGGGACACAAGAGTGTGGAACACTGATTGATCCCTGTCTTTATTAGAATTTCAAAATGTTTTCAGGAGGAAAACAAAATGAGTTGGTACATTGATCAAGAATCACAAAATAGAACCGAGTTCGAATCTTACGCCTCAACCCCAAAAGTTAGCCGCTTCTGGCTAAAACCAGGAACCACAAGAGAAATTGTTTTCCTCGATGATACCCGCTTTGGAGTTCATGAACACAAAATAAAAGTTAGCGACAAGTGGGAATCCTACACGTGTTCAGGGGAGGGATGCGTTTTATGTGCTCACAGAACGCCAAAAAGCTATCAGGAAATGTATTCCATCTTGGATTTAACCCCTTACCTAGACAAGAGTGGAAAAGAGGTCAAAATGACCCGAAGATTGCTTGCCGTGGGCAAACAGGTTGCCGATATTCTCAGCAAGCGAAGAGAAGATTTGGGCGGTTCTCTTTTTGGAAAAAAATTCAAAGTTTCTCGTTTAGGCGAGAAGTCTGCCAGTTGTGGGAATGACTGGAGCAATGTTCCGATTAAAACACCACTGGAATTAGCTAAGCTTCCCGATTATTTACAGCCACTCAATTTCCTTGAGCTGCTTAAACCCTTATCTAAAAAAGAGATGCTAGAAATCGTAATGCCTCATCAAAGATTTGGTCCACCGGACCCCGACCCTTGTTTCCCGGAAGCTGATTTGCCATTTTAAAAACCGTCTTAAAAACATCAGGAGGATGACATGAAATTACAAGAAGTGTTTGAAAGCAAAAGAAGATTCAAACGAGCAAAAGATACGTACTGGCATAAACCTATGATTGGAACTGACACCTATCTTTTTTCCAAAGAAGAGATTGCCGCGAACGATTGGGAACTAGACGAAAAGAAACTGAACTTAGGCCAGAGCGAAATTCTCAATGCGATTGATAGTGTTCGGATGAGATTGATTGTTGGCAAACAGGATTTCATTGATGGCGTACTTCAAGAGCTTGGATTTTATGACTAGGAGGTATGGCATGACACTTCATGAAGCGATTCTAACAGGAAAGAGATTTAAACGAGAAAATGATCCTTGTTGGTACAAACTTATGGAAGGAACTCAGTGCTATTTTTTTTCTAGAGCGGATATTTTAGCCACGGATTGGGAAGTGGAAGAAAAGAAAGTCACTCTCACAAAGGAAAGTCTTTTAAAAGCACTCAAGCGAGCCTCAGAATCGGGTCGCATGTTTCCTTTATCATTGATGAAAGAACTCGGTTTGGAAGAATAAAAGGGAGCAACACATGGAAGCGATACGACTCACACCAGACAAATACGTATTAGATATTACAATTCAAGGATTACCAGCGACTTACAATTCGATCGGGCATAAAAGTCATTGGGTGAAGCTCAAGAATACGAAGATGTGGAAGTGGAATGTCAAACACGCAGTCGGTCGGTATTTGCCCAAACAACCCTTGCAAAAAGCTCAGGTGACTGTTTGTCGATACAGTTGTACACCATGCGATTTTGATGGAATCGTCCAATCCTGCAAACCGATTTTAGATGGTTTAGTGGAATGCGGTGTGCTGGCCGATGATTCGATGGCTGTGATTTCAAAGCCCACTTACGACTGGAAAAAAACAGAAAGAGGCAAAGGATGTATTCGTATCCAAGTAGAGGAAATTGCTGACAAAAACTAAGTGAAAAAATCAATTAACTGAGGAGAATAACTCAACTGTTCATCTCGTGTCAGGAAGACGCGAAAGAACGCCAAGGAAGGCATATGAGATTTAAAAGATGCGTAAGAGAATACATTGATATTGATTACTGGAATCAATTGAACGCGTATGAAACAAATTGGTTAAGATCTTTTCTAGACGCAGAGTACAACGCGAGACCTCCGGACTGGTATTCCAAAGAAGAGAAACAAGCCTCTTATAGTAAAAAGTATTCATATAAGAATGATCTATTTTCAAACTGGATCAGGGTTCCATTATTAGAACCCTTTTGTTCTCCTATTTATCAAAAACCAAAACAAACAAGACGCAAACGAAAGATCAGTCTACAGAGGATAGCTGTGTGACAGAGGTGAATATTATGAAAGATAAAGAACTCAAAAAAAACGATCCTGTGTTTCATGCTTACACGATTGTGAGAGGCGAGTCACAGCTTCATTATCAGCTGATTAGACTTCATTTGAGGGGAAAAGTCATTGAGCGAGTAGAAGTGGTTCTAGATGAGATTTTACCCATCGTTGTGGGAAAGGCTGCTCAACTCATGAGGAAGGAGGGATTGGAATGTCAAAGCTTTTGAAGTATCTCAAATTCACTGGAAGTGATGAAAGATTAGATGTGATTTGCGTCTTCGTGTGGATCTCGTTTGTAGGTGTCGTGATTCAATTGGACTTAGTTTCCCTGATTCTGTTTTCTCTCCTGTTAGTTTCCTATCACTGGGAAAAGTATTTTGAGAGGAAACAGAATCAGAGTGATGAACTAAGAGCGATTTTCCATCAAGTGAGTGAACTTGAGGGAAAGGTGAGTCAAATGTCACTCGTGAGTGCTTTCAAAGGAGGAAAGTATGGGTCGTAAAGCAGGAGTCCCCAATCGTAGAAGTGCAGAGTTTAGAGAAATTCTAGCAAAGATCAAGTTTAACATTCCACAGGAAGCAGCCAAGCTTTATCCCACATTGTCTATTGTGATGAAGTTTAAGATGCTCGAGTTCCTAGCTCAGTATTGTTATCCAAAGCTTTTTGCTAAAGTCATTGAGGATGTAAGCGAAATACCACAGCCTATGGCAGATTCTACAGAAGTTCTTTTGAATCAATTAGAGAATCCAGATGTCAAAAAAGAATAGCAACATCCACGATACCAGCGATATCCAAGCTGAACTCTGGCGTCGTGGGGTGTTGAATTGGAAGCTCCATACCACGCAAAAGAGAATCTATTCAGCCATGGATAGGACATCCTCAGGCTTGTTTGTAGCTTTATGCTCCAGGCAGTTAGGAAAGTCTTATCTCATGGTGGTGAGAGCTATTGAGCAAGCCTTGAGACGTCCTCAGTGTCGAATTAAGTATGGAACTGCTTTTTTAAGTGATTTGCAGGAATTCATTATTCCTACATTCAACTTAATCCTCTCAGATTGTCCCAATTGGCTTTTACCAAGGTACAACGTTCAGCAAAGCAAGTTTGTCTTTAAGAATGGATCAGAGATTAAGCTAGTCGGTTTGGATATGAAACCTAATGGACTCAGAGGAAATACGATTGATCTTATTATTTTAGATGAAGCGGCTTTCATCTCCAACTTAAGATACCTCTATGACAGTGTGATTGTTCCAGCAACGATTCACCGTCCTAGTTGTAAGATTGTGATGATTACCACACCGCCTGTGAGTCCTGATCATGACTTTGTCGAGTTCTATCAAAAAGCAGAACAACAAGGCAGTTGTGTCAAGTTCACAGTCTTTGACAATCCATTACTCACTCAAAATAGAATAACAGAACTCTGCAAAGAAGCAGGAGGAGAAAACTCTACGACTTGGCAAAGAGAATATTTATGCAGATTTGTTACCGACTCCAATCTTGCAATTGTTCCAGAGTGGACCAAGGTGGAAGGAGACTGCATTCAAGCATTAGAGCGAGATGAGTATTTTAAATATTACCATTGTTATGAAGCGTTAGACATTGGATCAGTGGATTTTACAGCCTGTCTTTTTGGATACTACGATTTTAAACGAGCCAAGCTTGTCATTGAGGATGAAGCCCAGATCAATGGACCTGAGATGACGACTGAAAAACTAGCTGTCATGATCAGACAGAAGGAAAAAGAACTCGAGTATTACAGGCTGTATCTTAGGATTTCAGATAATAATAACCTGATCCTGCTTCAAGATTTATCTTATCTACACGGGATGCCCTTTTCTCCTACTTCAAAAGATGATTTGCAAGCCATGGTCAACGAGTTGAGACTTTGGGTTTTACAACGTCGAATCCTCATTCATCCCAGGTGCAAGATGCTCATTGGAAACTTAAAATATGGTCTATTCAACAAGAAAAGATCCGAGTTTGAGAGAAGCAAGGTCTATGGTCATTATGACCATATTGCAGCTTTGATTTATTTAGTGAGAAATATCAATCAACAGACAAACCCTATCCCCAGTTATTTGGGTTATGAGTTTGATGTGATTGAAAACAAGACATCCAGTGGCACGGAAGCCACACTGGAAAAACTCTTCGGACCTCACAAGCTAGGAAGGCGATCACATGAAGTATTGGGCATCTAAATCATTATCAGAGATTGGAAGTGAACTTTCTAGACGAGTTGATCATTACTATCAGCATATCCACAAGTTTGGAATTCTATCTCGTTGGAGAAGAGCCTACCGAAGTTATTACGGTCTATCACTGGATGGAATGAATGACACAACCTCTGTTGGCAGTGCAGGGGAGCAGGGAGAGTATCGAATTCTAAAGGTGAATCACTTAAGGAATGTGGGGCTTCACCTTCATTCTTTTGTGACCTCTCAACGCCCAGCGCTGGAATGCACAGCAATCAACACAGACAGAAAGTCCCAGGCTCAAACGGTTTTAGCTAAAGGACTGATGGATTATTACTTAAAACAAAACAGGTTAGAATCCACATTAACGCAGTCATGTGAAAAAGGAATTCTCTACGGAGAAGGGTTTACCGAGTTAGGATGGAATGCCAATTTAGGTCATGAGTATGGGGTAGATCCTGAGACAGGAAGCGTTTTATATGATGGGGATTTAGAGTACGGAAGTCTAGGACCCATTGACGTGATCAGAGATGCCCAAGCTTTAGATGGGCAGATTTCCCCGTGGCTGATGACTCGTCATTGGGTGAATAAATTTGATCTTGCAGCTAAGTATTCAGAATATTCAGAACAGATTTTATCGATCGATGGAAAACCAGACATCAGACGAACGATTTCAGTGGTTCCCAGAGGAGAGACTGATTTAATTCCGTACTATCGATTTTATCACAAGCCAACACCTGCATTACCCAACGGCAGACTTACTGAATTTGTGGATGATGGACTGGTTTTAATTGACGGAGATCTTCCTTATAGCGAAATTCCTATTTACCGAGTCTGTGCAGCAGATTGGATGGAAACCGTATTTGGATTTACTCCTCTCTATGACCTGCTTGGTATTCAACAAGCAGTGGATGCTCTTTATTCCACGGTGTTTACCAATCAAAGTAATTTTGGAGTGACTAACATTCTAGCGCCCAGAGGTGCTAATGTCACAGTCAAGCAACTCACTGAAGGGTTAAACTTCATTGAGTATGATCCCAAGCTAGGAGAGATTAAGCCACTCAACTTGACTCAAACCCCGCCTGAGATTTTTAATTTCATAAAAATTCTAGTCCAAGATCTTGAAACATTAAGTGGAGTCAACTCTGTCACGCGTGGCAATCCTGAAGCCTCTCTCAAATCAGGAGCAGCTCTTGCACTGGTAGCAAGTCAGGCCATCCAGTTTGCAAGTAGTCTTCAGCAATCCTATTCCAACATGATGGAGCGAGCAGGAACAGGAACAATTAGTATTTTGAGGGATTACGCAAAAACACCCAGGGTGGCCATGATTGCAGGAAAATATAACCGTTCTCTCATGAAAGAGTTTACCGGCGATGATTTAAATCAAGTCAATCGTGTAGTGGCTGAAATTGTGAACCCACTCGCCAGAACAGCAGCAGGAAGGCGAGAGCTAGCCCAAGACATGATTCAAGCAGGACTCATTAAAAGACCAGAAGAATACTTGAGTGTCATTACAACGGGAAATCTAGAACCTCTTTACGAAAATGAAGAGGCATCTTTACTTCTCATTCGGGCAGAAAACGAACTGATGACCAACGGGAAGAAACCCATAGCCGTGGTGACGGATGATCACAGGCTTCATATTTTAGAACATCGAACCGTTTTAGATAGTCCAGAAGCAAGAGAGAATGCCACATTGGTTTCTAATGCAACAGAGCATTTGCAAGAGCATTTAAATCTCTTACGATCAGCTGATCCAGCACTTTTAATATTACTCGGACAACAACCCGTTGCACCTCCGCCGCCACCTCAGCCAGGACCAGGAGGGGGAGCCCCTGTGATGGATGCAACGAACCCCACAGTGCAACAAGCCCAAGGGGTCAAGCTTCCCAACATGCCAAAAGATCCAAGTTCAGGACAACCCTACAACCCCCCAGGAGGAAATTAACCATGGAAGGTCAAATCGAAGTAAAAGAACCAGTGTCTCAACCTGAATTAGTGAGTGAGGAAGTAAAACCTCAAGAACAAATTCAAGAGCCAAAAAAGTTCAAGTTCAAGCTGAATGACAAGGATGAAGAATTTGTAGAACAAGAATTAGTTGAACTCATTCAATCAGGCAGGAATGCCAGTTTAAGCCTGAAACAAGCAGATGAAGTGAAAAAACAAGCTCAACAAATTCTTCAACTCTTGAAGGAGAACCCTAGAAAAGTCTTGAGTGATCCTAGTTTAGGAGTGGATCTTTACAAATTAGCTGAAGAAACTTTGCTTGAAAAAATTGAGCAAGACATGCTTACCCCTGAGCAAAAGAAGATTCAGGAATACGAAAAACGTTTTAAAAACTTAGAGGAGAAGGAAAAAGCAGAGCAGGCAAAAAAAGATCAAGAAGCTTTAGCTCAAGCTGAATCTCACTGGGTGCAGGAATACAATAAACTTTTTCAAGAAGCTTTGAGCGTGTCTCAACTCCCTCAAACTCCAAGAACAATAAAAAGAATGGCTGAGCTTGCATCGGCCCATCTTGAGCAAGGACAACCCATCGATGCCAAGACCCTAGCGTCCACTCTCAGAGAAGAATACTTAGTGGAGGTGAAAGAGTTACTCAGTGCCTCGGAAACTGAATCTTTACTTGAGATCCTAGGCGATGAAATCGGAAATAAAATAAGAAAAGCTGATTTGAAACGACTCAAAGGCAAACCTCATTCCGTAATGAGTAGCTCTGCCCAAAGTTCTAGTCCACCTCCTAAAATGACGTTGTCTCAGTGGAGAGACCGTATGGAAAGAATCAAACGAGGCCAGGAGTAAGAAAAACTAAAAAAAATGCATGTCCCAAAAATAAAATTGCTAAGGATCGCCATGGTTATATTGAGGGACAAAATTTTTAACGATTGAGAAAGGTAAAAAGTCATGGATGACATCAATATTGCAAATACAATGAAAAACCTGGATGGGATGTACAAACAGGTTTACGCCGATGGGATTGAAAAACTCATACCGGAATGCTCGATCATTACCAAAGCTGTTCCATTTCGAGAAACAGAAAGGCTAGGGGATAAGTACCACCAACCGGTTCTTTTGACAGGAGAGCAAGGCATTACCGTTGCTAAATCTGGATCAGGCAAGGTCAGGCTCAATGGTTCAGTGGCTGCGTCGATGAAAGATGCGCAGATTGAAGGAGCCACCTATTACATACGGGGTCAGCTGGCCTATGATGCAGCAGCCCGAGCGACATCGAGTAAAAAGGCTTTTGCAAAGGCCACGGATCTTTTAGTGGAGAACATGGTGGAGAGTCTCACAAAAAGGCTTGAAATCTGCTTCCTTTATGGTGGATCGGGTCTTGCTCAAGTAGAAAGTGTTAGTAAAATTGATCCCAATAATCCAAACACAGCCGTTTTAACTATTCAATCATTAACCTGGTCTGCGGGTATCTGGGGAGGTTTGGAAAATACCGAGTTTGATCTTTATGATGGAGCAAATAAAGTCAATGCGACAGCTCCCATTGTGCTTTCAGTGATTGATATTGATCATCGGGCTTTAACGTTTACAGGAAATGCATCCGATCTTGCAGCCATCAAGCAAGGCCAGAGCCTTTACTTTAAGGGCGCTTATGGTCAGGAGTTTTATGGATTTGATGCGATCTTTCAGAACGCAGGATCGATCTTTAATATTGATGCTTCAAAATATGCACTTTGGAAATCAAGCGTATATCCCGTCAATGGTCCTTTGTCCCTTTCTAGTATCTTGACTGCTACCAATCGAGCCGTTGCACGTGGTTTGAATGAAAAAGTGACTTGCTACATTAATCCTGAAAAATTCACTCCTCTTTCAGTGAATGAATCAGCCCTACGGCGTTACGGAGGTGAGAAAGAAGCTTCTAACGGTTTTGAGAGTATTAAATTCTACTCCAGCAATGGAGAGATTGAAATTATTCCTCATCCGTTTGTGAAGTGGGGAGATGCTTTTATTCTTCCACTCAAACGAGTGAAACGCGTAGGAGCATCGGATGTGACATTTAACATGCCAGGGCGAGGAGATGAGATCTTTTTGCATATTCAGGAGGAAACTTGTTACGAGATTCGCGCAATGGCAGATCAGGCTATTTTCATTGAAACTCCAGCTAAATGCGTAAAAATGTCGGGGATTCAATGAAAAACTTAGATCATCAAGCACGAGGCAATGTGCTTAGAAAACTCATCCATCTCATGAGTGGAAAAATGGCAACTCATGCACCCTCAAAAACACTTCATGTGGAAATCAAACATGGATTAGGGGAACAGGAAGGGCATTCTCATCAAGAAGAGGATGATGAATGTCCACACTGTGATGGAGAAGGATGCAGGTTTTGTAAATGAACTCGCAAGAACTCATGGACTCCATCAAATCCAGAGCCTTTGTCCCTGTTTCTCAAAGCACGTTTAGCACTTCTGATTTACTGGGGTTTGCTACAGACATCATGAGGACTAGAATTGTGCCGTTTGTGATTCGGTTTCAGGAGGATTATTTTCTTAAAGAGGAAATTACAGACAGGGTGCCCAGTCGTGCATTAGGTGGAAAGATTAAGAATGTGGCTCTCATCTCAGATTCGGGATGTGAAATACAATTGCCGAGACTAGAACCCTGTGATCTTGGAAAATCTCTGCAAGGATTTGTCTTGAAGGGGAATCAAATCATTTTAAATTGTACACCCAGAAATTCAAATAGATGGATGAAACCCAAGGTCTCTTACTATGTCAGGCCCAGTCATTTAGTTCTTCCAGAGTTAGCTTGTCGTGTGATTTCCATGACAGGAAATGATGTGGAAGTGGATCAAATCCCACCTGGATTGGAACTAGGGTCAGTCCTAGATTTTATTGGAGGAGAACCGACGTTTGATTACTTAGGTTCAGCTCATATTCAAAATATCAGTGGGAAAACTCTATCCTTATCATCTATTCCGAAAGAAATAGAAAAAGGAGCTTTGAACGTACAGTGGATGGCAAGACTGGGAGAATCTCCAGTGCCTCAAATTCCACTAGAACTGCATCCCCTTCTTGCTCAATCCGTGGCTTGTCAGCTTTTAGAAAGCTTAGGTTTTGAAGATAAAGCAGCAGCTGCACAAAGGGTCTTGGAGAGGATGGAATCCGATGTCATTCCAGTGATTTCTCCTCGTGTAGATGACAGTCGGAAAAGAATTATTAACCGATCCCAACTTGTGAGGTTCTCATGAATCAAGTGGTCTCTCTCAAAGTCCAAGGACTCATCACGAATGAAAATGAAGTGACAACCAGTGAAGGGGCCTTGCTGGTTGCTGATGACATTGTGATTGACAAGCACTCAGTGGCCCAGTTGCGCCGTGGATTTGAAAAAGTAGTGCCTCTGCTTTCAGATTGTCAAAAGCTCATGACTTACCAAGATCATTTAATTGCTGTCACTGGAAAAAAGATTTCAGTGATCCAGAATTCCCAAGACTCATGGACCCCTTTCAAAGGAGAGTTTGAGGGGACATTTCATTCTGCTCAAGCTCACTCCAATCTTTATTTCACCACATCGTACGGTTTGATGAAGATGGATGCACTAACTGATCCAGTCCTTGCTGGAGTTCCTAAAGCACTAGACATGACAGCAACACCTACAGACCAGCCTACAGAGGCAGGAGGGTTTTTACCTAAAGACATGCAGGTTGCCTATCGTGTGGTGTGGGGTTACAAAGATGCCCATCAGAATCTTTGCCTAGGAGCGCCCTCTGCTCGGTGTGTGGTGACTTATAAACCTAATTCCTCAGATGACAAACTCGATGATAAAAAAGTGAAATTACAGTTTTCAATTCCAAAAGGAATTACAGAAAAGCATTTTTACCAAGTTTATAGAAGTGATCCTGCACTTGAAGCATCAGATGAACTCGCCTTGAGTTTTCAGAGTCCACCCACAAAAGATCAACTGAAGGAAAAAAAAGTAACCGTCATTGATACAAAACCTAAAGCCCTGACAGGTGCTGCTCTTTACACGAATGCAACTCAAGAAGGGATTTTACAAGGCAATAGTGAACCTCCTATTGCAAAAGATATTGCTTTATTTCGGGACTGCCTATTTTACGCAAATACAGCAGGTTTCCATAGGCTTTTTATCAGTCTCAAAACGATAGGAGGAAGTGACGGGTTGAGTGTTGGGGATGTCATCACAATTGCAGGAAAGAGTTATTTGGCCGCAGAGGAAGAAGGCTCAAACGCATTTAAACTCTTCCATGAGTTATCTTCTTTAGCGATCACTCATACAGTTTCTTCATTCGTTCGAGTCATGAATCGGGGAGACTCAGAAGTCTTTGCCTATGGACTGGAGACTTCAGACGATGGAGCCTCCTTAGGTAAAATTTTACTTGAGAGCAGATCCCCATTTGACGTTAAGATTTCAGCCCATCATAAAGCTTTTTATCCGGAGTTGCCTAACTCCAGTTCCAATGATGTGCATCCTAACGCGGTTTACTTTTCAAAGTACCGTCAATTTGAATCGGTCCCGCTTCTTAATTCTTTTGTTTGTGGAGAGGATAGCCAAGCAATTCATCGGCTCATTCCATTACGGGATGGTTTATTTGCACTCACAGAGGGAGGTGTGTATCGCATTGGAGGATATTCACCTGAATCATTTTACCGAGAAGTTTTTGATTCCACGGTGAAGCTGATGGCTCCTGAGTCTGCCGCAGTGTTGAGTAATCATATTTTTTGTCTGACGAATCAGGGAGTTGTTGCAATCAATGATTCAGGTGTGATTCCAGTGAGTCGCAGCATTGAAAACCTAATGCTTGCCCTGATTTCTCCATCTATGGTGGAAGTGACAAAAAAATACGCTTTTGCCCTCACCTATGAAAGTGAGAGAAAATACATTCTTTTTACTCCCACTTGTCCGAGTGACACTTGTGCAACTCAAGCCTTTGTCTACAATATTTTCACCAAGGCATGGACAAGATGGAAGCTCACAGCTCATTGTGGATTGATTCATCCCCTCGAAAATAAAATTTATCTTGGCAATCCTTGGGCAGTGCTTGCAGAACGAAAATCAGGGACAGAGAGTGATTATTTTGATGAGGAACTGAGGCCCGTTCAAGGTCGAATCGAGTGGGCTCCTCAGTATGCAGGCTCACCCTTTCAACTCAAGCAGTGGGCGGAATGCTCGGTTTCATTTCAAAAGAAAAACGCAGTGCAAGTCGATTTTAAAACGGAGCTTTCCCCATTCCGTGAGGCGGTCGAGCTTCTAGGCAATCCTCATTATTTTAGAACTTACTTACCTGCTCAAAAGCAACTCGCAGCGCTTCAATATGTGGGGTTAACCTGTCAGGGACCTTTTGAACTCAAGGGCATTAGCCTTTCTGTGACCGGAAGGACAAGTGAAAGGATCACACGATGATCACACCAATTCCAAAAAGAATTCTATCTCAAGATTTTCCAGATGAGGTGAGATCGTGGATTCAAACCCTTCTTATTCCCATCAATCAATTTATGACGAGCGTCAGTCAATTGCTGAATCATGGGCTAACCTTTCAGAATCATTTCAATGCTGAGATAAAAACCATTCAAGTTCGCCAGGGAGATACACCCGTTCTTTCATGCAATCTTAAATCAAAACCTATTGGTATTTTAGTTTTAGCAGTCCATGAAGAACTAAAAAATCAAGTTGGAATTGATTGGTTGATGGTAGAAAGTGGAATCAAAATCAGGAACATTTTTGGATTAGAACAGGGAAAGTTTTATTCCATAAAATTATTAATACTAGGTGGATAACTATGACAAGGAGGTCGATCATGAGAAAGCCCATAACAAAATTAGATGAAGTAGGCGACAAGGAGATGGCAATTCAGCTTGCCACTGCTATTGAGCAGTACATTAGGGAGATTGCCCTAGAGATTAAGCATCAGGCAGAGACTGAGCTTGAATCATTTAAAAAGAAAGTGGATGAGGGGAAAACTCAATATCTCGTTGAAATTGAATCTTATGATCCACTGGAGGTTGTAAAAAATCCTGAAAAGCTGGCCATCTACACAAAGCAGAGAGACCATATTTATAGTGGGCCTTTGAGTCTCAGCGATAGCCAGCAGTGGGCAAAAATCTTGAACCAAGCGCAAGACGTGGCTACTTTATCTCAGCTCACACATACTCAAGATGGTCAGTTGGTTCTACTTAAACGGACGTTTGATTGTCCTGAATACACGATGGCGCATCTTGAGTATGATTTGATTACTTTACAGCTCCATCCACCTCATCGAGTTGAGGAAGCAGATACCTTGCAAGCTAAACTTGCAGTGATGGTAGAGACAGCCAAGCAGTATGCAGACCTTGCCAAAACAGAGACGGATGAGACACGAAAGAAAACCATAGAAATCATGAAAGCCAAGTTTGAATCCTTTAAACAAAATGCTTTATCTAAAGTAGATGCCGAGCTTGCACGAAGAAAAGAGCAAGCCAACCCCGATCAAGTTGCAAGTGATCTGGAAAAAGCATTGATTTCACGCCATACGATTCAAGTTTTAGGGCCTGAAATTGGATCTTTTAAGGAAAAGTACTATTTACTCTATACTCTGAATTTAAATACCTATTTAAAGCTGTGTCCTAATCCAACTCGAATGGAAATTTTAGAACCGATTGACTTTGATTTAGCAGAAAGCTTTTCGCAATTACTCAATCAAGAAAATGTTTTCCTCCCCATTTCTTTCAAGGGACAAGCATTAAAATCAAAAACGATGCCTTTTTTTATTTTTGACTTTAATAAGTTCGAATCGGATTGGTCAGTTTGTGATGCTTCTTATTGGGCTGCTTACAATAATGAAAAAGTCCAATTCATGGATGGAAGTTTTTCTATTCCGGAATTAAGTGAAAAATTGAGGACTTTAAGAGGAAAACTAGAAGAATCACGAAATCGATTCCCGGGTGACGTGGGTATGTTTGAGAGCATGTTTAAGGCCTGTTATGATGCAATGATCAAAAAAGAAGCAGAACTTTCTCATCG